TATAACATATTTGAAATACCTATGTCAATCCCTTATTATATATTGTAATTTATTCTTAGGTACTATATCAACCTCTTTATCATGGTAGCCAAAAGCTATCACTCTAAATTCTAAGTGGGAATAATCCCTTGCCACATTGCCCTTATTGACATTGTATATAAATGTATCTAGTGTTGAGATATAGCCAAGTTCTTCTGCCCTATCTACCCACTCATCATCAGATATACTATCTGAATTTGCTTCTGTAACAGATATTCCATACACTCTTAATTCATAATCTCTTACTTCTCCCATTATTCTATCTCCCATACTTTATGAGTAAAGTCCCAATCCATACTATAAACGAAACAATGCAATTCTATTAATTTAACTTGCATTTCATGATCATATTCATAAGCTTTAATTTTTAATAACTCATGATAAGAATCTAAATCTATACACATTAAATCTTCTTCTCTACTCAAATCATCTAGGAATGTATCCCATAAATCTCCTGATGTTGAACCACCATGATATACATCTCCATGATCATCATTATCTACTAATGTTGTAACAACGATAGGATATATTTCTTTATTAGTTGTAGTGTATTGTTTATCGTATTTATGCTTATCAAGATTTATTAAGATATCATCTACCTTATTCATTACATCTATCTTATACTTCGCTACGTTTTCTTCTGTTATCATACCCATACTGTTTCTCCTTATAGTCTGCTAGTTCATTTTCTAATTCATTATAATTCATATGTCTAAGCCCTGTCAACCCCTCTAAATAAATTGTATATAATTCATCTATGAGTTGATCGTTAGTTGCATATGACCAAGCACCTAAATAATTGTGTAAGATTTCTTCCATCATATGTTCTCTCTGTTCTCTTAAAAGTATATTGATTAAGCGATCATCAAATTCGCTTATTCTTTCCTCAACTTCTTCCCCATCTAAATCATTCATGTCAGCATAACTACCTGTCATATGTTCTTGACTATCATTGTTACCGAATAGGTTTTCACAATCTAGTTCGGCACACATCATTCTACCATCTCCAACATATACTTGGTCAGCACCACATTCATCACAGAACCATTCTTCAATCTTCTCATACTGATCTGCTAGTTCTATCTTTGGTTCGTATTTACTTAGATCCATTATTAAATCTCCTGACTATGAAAAAGTCTTTCAGTAACAACCGACTCTGTTACTGTTGCCCAATTTTCTTGTTTAGCCAATTCTTGTAGTATCGGTAAACAAGCTATGTAATGACTTTCATTTTCAAATGTAGCCACTAATTCTGATGTACTATCTGTTTCAAAATATACTTTAATCATTATTCGTACCCCAAATCTTTCTTCGTCTGCATTATATCTTCGTATTCCTCATTTACTTGATCATCACTATATTCGTACAATGGTATATCTTTTGTTGTATGCAACCTTATCAATTCATCAGCAAGTATACTGATATCAGGTACATCTAGCCAACCCTCATACCACCATTCAATTATAGTTAAATACTTTTCTTTTTGTGTTACTTCACTCATTATATCTACTCCTACTCTTATAAATAATTGACTTAATGACATTGTAGCAAAATAAAAAGGGACTTGTCAAGTCCCCTGTTGAAATTAATATATTTAAGATAGTCATCAACGACCACCAATAAATCTTTTAATATCCTTATTTATTATATTTGCTTTCTGTATTTCTTTTCTTGTTTCTCTTGCTTGATTATGAATTGACTTTGTTATATTTAAAATCTTCCAATTAGTATACAATAATAATCCTGTTAGTATTGTAACCATAATGGAAGTCCAACCTATAATAGCAATATAAATATTATTAAATTCCATCTTGTAAATTCTTTCTATCATTGTTTAGTTCTTCTATACTTTCTATCCATTTAGTCTGATCGTAATTTCTTTTCGGTGCAATTTGATTTAAGGCTCTCAACCAATATCTAAAGTCTTTTTGTTTCTTGACTTCATGGGCATATTGATTTTCTAATAGTAAAGCTAAGACTTTTCTCTTTAGATTATACCCAACAGGAATACCCTCAAATCTTACTTGACTATTTGCCACTTCTCTCAAAGCAAGTAAGTCAGCATCATCTACTTCAACTAATGCTTCTTTGCCACCATTAGTTCTATCTGTGGTAAATAATACTGCCGTACCAACCTTACTTATCAAATCCATTGATACAGGCACACTTGCTTGTCCTGACATACCTCTTAGAGTAGTCAAGCCACGCATCTGTTCGCCATCAATAATAACTGTAAAAGCATCATCTAAAAACAAGCTTTCTTCTTTGGTTAGAGATACTATTTTACTTGCACCCTCTGAAAATAATGGTGATCGTTCATCTTCACTTCTATTATCATCACGTTTTAAATTTCTATCTTGCATATATTTGCCCTACTTTCTTTCTATATATTTATCTATATTACTATTATACTCATTTTCTCCATGTAATTCATGCAATTTGGCTTGAATTAATGCTATCTCTTTAAGTATAACTTCCATTTTATGGTCAGCATCTTGTTGCAGTTCTCGGATTTGATCTGCTATCTGTATCATATATTCCATTAAATTACTCATTACTTACCCTCTATTCTAGCATTGAGTAATTCAACTATTTTATCATCATGTATTTCATCATCTTTTATAGGTTCTATTCCAACCATAGCGTATATTTCATTAAGTGTTGTCTGACCATCTGTACTCATTCTTTGATACTCCCAAATTAAATCCTCTAACAATCTACATAATTTCTCTGCTTTCTCATTATCATTCATATTCTATCTCCATAATCTTTTATATCTTTCTCATCATTATCATCTTCTTGTTCATTCCACAACCACATACCAAAGTCATATCCTCTTTTATAAAAATGGCTAAAGAGAAATTCATTTAGTTTCTTCTCATCTCTACGACCATGAAGCAAAGCATCTGTTATACCATCACGATAAAACTGATACTGCTTTGTTGATGTAGGTTCAGTCCATTGACTTAATATCTTCTTAATCATTCTCATACCACCAATCATGTAGACTTTCTTGAATTACACTAAACCAATCACTCGTTCTACATAGGATATCAGGTATGAAGAATTTTGCAGTTACAGGCATGGTATGAAATCCAACTTCTCCATTTGCACCACTTATCATATTAAAATCTATTGACAACCAAAAGTCAGAATTAAATCTAGTATCAGCATATGTTTCGCCGACTTGATCAACTGAATGATGATTCTCATATTCAATATGGCTACCCTTAAAGTCCCCACTAAACCAATCGTCTTTGTGGCTACCAAGATACTGATTGCTATCAGATGAATTTATCCACATCTCAAATACATTCTTAAACGTAAGGATATCTCCATAGGCTCTATCTGTTAAATTGTATTCATGATAATCACTATCTCCACCCATCTTAAAAAAGTAACATTCTCTTGCATCTAAAACTTCACTCATTAACTTTTGAGAGTCCTTTGTTATGTATATTCTCTCTTGTTCATTTAGCATCTTTACTACCCTCTTTCAAATAATTATCTTTAAATAAACTAAATAGCGTATATGCTATCTCATTTTTATTTTCTTCAGTTAGATCTTCTACTGAAGCACTAATCATTATCTTCATAAATTTAAGTCTACTTGACTTCTCTGTATTTAAAAAGATATCAATTAATTTTCTCCATTGTATTTCTGTAAAATTTACTACTTTCATAATCTCACTCCAATTATTACTACTCCAACTAAGGATAAGTAAACTAATATTTTCATATATATTTCTATCTTTGTCATATTAATATACACCCTTCTGTTATACTTGCTATTAAACCTAAAAACATTATCCAAAATAATGCTGATAAAGGACTACTAAAACCCAATAATACCTCACTTACTATTTTCTATACTTCTAATAAAGTCTATCATAATCAACTGAGCCATGTCAAACCCAATGATATTCTATGTCAGTTGGTTCAGTCCAACCATACTGCTTATAGAATTCTCCATCTTTTCTTAGAAGATTAGACCTGTGGGATTTATGTATTCTTTCATCTCCGATCCAATCAGGCATATCAAAGTTTCTTATGTGAGGAATATGTTTCATAGTATTCTTATATCCTCTATCTATCCATTCTTCTATACAAGCATTTTGATAGTATGCTAAAGCATCAGGATACTTTCCCCACATTCTATTAACAGGGTGATGTGGATACCCACCTTTACCTTTTGTAATTTGATTATAAGTTTGCATAGCTTCTACTCTTTGCTTACCCAATCTTCTGTAATCTAAACATCTGACACTTTTATCTATGTCAGAGTATGGCATAAAAGTTTGCATAAATCTCCTAGACTAATTTATTATTCTGTAATCATTATAGCAAATTAAAAATACCTATGTCAAGCAATAAAAAAATCCCCTACCTTTTACAGTAGGGGACAAGTTTGAAAGTTTTTAAAATGGTAGGATCTTCTTTAATATCCTCTTAACCTTTCCTAGTATTCCTAGTGTTAAGTCTAAGACCTTTCCTATCGTTTCCTTTATAAGATCAGTCAGTATCTCCCAAATCATTTGAAGTAAGTTTACTCTCACAAGTATCTCCTTGATTAGTTTATTATTGATAATCTAATCTGAACAGCACTCGCCACCACAACAACTGTTTTCTATATCTTCTTCGTATTCACAGTTTATTTTACAGGTTTCTTCTTCTTCACAAATACACTCATCTAAGTCGCAACTAACATTCTTTTCTTCACAACAATTTTCTTCATCATGACAGTTTGTCGGTTTCATTTTTCGCTTCCTTTCCTATTGGATTTCCATTAAAAACATCAAGGGAGCTTTCCTTTAGTTCTCTTTCCCTTATTTGTTGTTGAATATCGTATTTAGTTATTTGTGTGGGGTGAGTTCCCCATTTCTTTGTTTTCTTAATAAATGCCATATCGTGTCCTCTTATGTCCTCTGGAATAGCTTCCCCTTCCAATTCCTATATTCTTCTTCCCAGTGGTTCTTGGTTTCCTTTTATTCGTCTTGATTTCATAGACAATAGCTTCCGCTCCATCTTTTAAAAAAAGAGTCTTTAAGATGTCGTAGTAAGATGACATTCCCTTTCCTAGCTTTCCTTTAGTTTTTCAGCTAGGTCATTCCTTTTTTCTCTTCCCTCGCTTCCTTCAGAAAAGTCATCATAACCTTCCTTCTTAGCCTGTGAAGTAGCAATAGCAAAAGCATCTCCTTTATCTCTTTTTTGCATCCAAGATAAAAATGCCTTTGTTACTGGTAGGGAACTACCTTCGTACCTTTTCGGTCCGAGGTTAGAACCTGCTTCTCCTACAACCCATGGGGGATAGTTAGGGTTCTCCATTACTGGAGTAACTCTAGCAAATTCAGGATCTAGTTCCTTTGGAAAACCTTGCCTATCTAATTGGTTATGGTGTTCCTTTTCTCTACCTCTATAGTTTTCAAGAACAGCAAACATCTTATCTCCTACTAGGGGATCAGAAGCTTTCCCATTCTCTTTTGAAAGCCAGTGAAGAAAAGTCTGGGTGAAGTCTACGTTTCCAGTTGATTTCATTACCATATTTATCTCCTCTATTGGTTTAGGAGCTGACTTTGTTAGACAGCTACCATCAGCACATGATTTCTGTGCTGGGTTATCTGATTTTAATAAATCAAAAGATGCTCCTTGATTCACGCCTTTTTCACATACTGTTACTTCAGCGAGTTCCAAGTCATCTACTTGCATATAAGATTGTAAGCCTTTAGTCATATTTTGC